ATAGTTAAAAGAATCTGTTAGAGTGTATCTTCCACTTATCTTAAAGATTCTTTTATACTTACTCATCAATGCATCTTTTGATCCATCAAAGAATGAACCAAACATAATGATCTCAATTGAATTCTTTACTATATCCCAATTGCTGATCTTCTGTATTTCTTTTATATCTTGCGACTCGGAAAAACTATAGTACAATGTTATATGTTCTTTTAGTTTTTCTTTCTCATCTTCGTTCAGATTAGAGATACCTCCATCCAGAACAATTATGTCTGCTGGAACTCTACTTCGAATTGACTTACAAGTTTCAATTGTTTGGTTCAATCTTTCTTCGGTACTATACACACCGAACTTAGCATGTATAGCCGAAGAAACTACGAAAACAGAATCATTGAGACTTTGGTTTTCTTGGGGCAGGTTTTTTAACATTTGGCTTCCTCATTTTCTTTTCCTCTAAGACTTTGTGTTTGTTCTTTAGTCTTTTGAGAACTTCTTCACCTTCCATCCAGATATCTTTATTATCTAGAATAGCCTTAATTTCATCTTCAGTCAGGAAATTTTCATACACTTTTCTCATGATTTTTTCTGACCACTTTCGTTCGTGTGTGATGTTATCGTACATCTCACCACCTTTACCAATTGCCATACCAGAATAGTTATGGAACATGAACATAGAATGTTCTGATATCTCAAACTGATTGCAATTTAAAAATATCATTGTTGCCGCAGACATACAGGCACCCTCTACTGATCCAACAATGATTGCTGAAGATTCGTTTAGCACTCTCATAAACTGAATTGCAGTAAACAAATCACCACCTGGAGAATTGATGTGTAGTTTAATTATATCGTTTTCGCTTGCGTTACGAATGATATCAAACCATTCGCAATACTCGTTCGCTTCTTCGATTGCTCCAGAAATATAGAAAGTGTGCAATAGTCCAAGTGGCTTGGGTCTAGGCTTTGCAGGGTTCTCTATATTTAAAAGTGTTCTTTCATCCATAATTTTCCATTTCTATTATAATATCATACCGCTGTTGTACTTGTCAACTTATCATAACCATACTTACATATGTAGTATGAATCGATTATGTCTGACGAAGGATTCCATTGTTTTTTTGTCATTCGCAATTCTTCTTTTAGTCGAATTGGATTTTCTGATTCAAAAACATCTTGCATCTTCTGTTTGTCTGAATTGCCTTTTCCAGTGGCAAACTTCTTGATCACCGTTGGTGGTATAGTTTCATATGCTATACCAAGATTCCAAAAACGATATTTGAGTACTCCTGTATTCTCTGCGATATGAAATACTTTACCCTTTGATCCAAGAGAATAGTCTTCGATGAAAACTTTCTCAACATCTCTCTCATAGATTCTATCAAGAAAGTAACTTGATATCATATCATAACGATCCATCTGATTGCTGAACTCAAAGTATGCACCAACAATATTTTTATAATTCAACTCATATTTTTTAGTTTGTGTTAGATAGTACACTTCACAATTTTCAAATTTGAATTGACCAGATTCTTCACTATAGAAACATATTGCAGGAGAAGTCATCGAATAGTCGATTCCTGCTACAGTCATCGTTCCCAATCTTCATCAATGTCTTTGAACATTTCGTCCCACTCTTCTTCAGAAAGATCATCGATTGGTGTAATGTTACTATCATTCAACTCCGTACTACAATACGAACAATGTGCTGGTTTGTTGTGTACTTCATTTTCTTCTATGTAAAGATCATACTCAGCATCACACTCTTCGCAATAAACTTTATACCCTGGCATAGCGTCTCCTTATTTTATGAGATAAAATCCTAATCGGTCATTACATGGATTATGTATAAAAGGAATTGAATCATCAATTACTTCATCTATCCAAACAGGAACTATAATGTTCGCATCATGCCCGAAAAAAGAATCATCATATCTTAGATGAACTTCGATTATTTTATCGTCTATTACTTCTACATTCAACCACTCGTACATACTGCTTATAGGTTTCAAAAATTCTGGAAGATCATACTTATAGGTTATTTTTTTCCAGTATATAAAATGAGACAGGTCATCTTCTTCTTGAAATCCTTCTACTGCTAATACTTGTTCTCCCCAATGATAGTCAAAACTCATATGGCGACCATTGAAAATTTCACACCAGAAATAACCGTCTGGTATGATATCGTCTTTTGTATTTAGGTGCATGATCTTTGCACCTCGACCCATCATTCTATAATTCACACAAGGTCTAACTATATATATTCCCTCTTCTTTAGGAAGAACACCTGCTGGACCACAATTGTAATTTAATTTTTTAGAAAGTATTAGTTTATCGAATAGCCACAAGTCATCTACATCGACGAATTGCCAAACATGAGAATCATCCATTTTTCTCTAGTAGTTTTAGATTGAGTACCATATTCTCGACAATCAGTTTGGTAACTGTTGCAAGCAAACCAGTCTGTTGATCTATGTTCCAAGGTTCGTTAAACTTTTCCAAAACAGATGTTGCGATAAGTCTATATGCATTGTCCTCATCGATTGAAAGCATTCCCCAATCGATTGGATCCTCTGTCTCAACTTCTTTTGCAAGCGATACTAATGTGTCTACTGTTATCATGGCTATCTCCAGTAATTAGAATAGTCTATGCTATTCCAATATTTTTCGTTATTACGATTCCAAAAATTTTTAATTAAGTACCACGCCATACCAAAATATCCCATCTTTTTAAGTCTTCTACTGTCTTGTCCAAAGTAATGATTGACTAATTTAAATTTCTTAGAATCATACATCTTTGATAGAAAGAAGTCTTCGCTAGTTTCATACTTTGCTGGAAACATACCAAGTTCTTCAAATTTCGATCTTCTTGTCAAAAAGAAAGCACCTACTGCAAAGGGAGTCCAATACTTCATTATACGATTGATAAAATTAAATATCGAGAACCCAATCTTTGCTCTAATGTCGTTATCATAACATTTGATATAAAGACCAACTAAATCTAAACTGTTTTTCTCTAACTCGTTTACTGAATCAACTATTACAGTCGAAGAAAAAAATCTTACATCACTATCTATAAACAAAATATATGGTGTTGTTACAAGTTTTGCTCCATTGTTTTTCGCAATTGAAACTGGCCCACCATCAATTATCTCAACATTCAAATTACCTTTATTTTTTTCTATGACATCTCTGGTGTTATCAGTAGATGCGTCAGCGATGATGATTCTGGTACTTCCTATGTTTTGAAGTCGCAAATCATTTAGTAGATGGTGTATGTAATCCTCTTCATTTTTACAAGGAACAACAATCGTTATTTTTTCTGATAGATTCATTTAAGTAACTCGTTTATGTTTTTGACTTGTTCTTCAATCTCGTATTTGTTACCAACAGATACGGGCACACACATGCCACCTTTGTATTGTTTTGCATACTTCTCGCATGGTTCTTTTGTCTGCCAGGCCTCTACAAATACTGGTTTGGCTCCAACATGTGCAACAATTACGATTGCCCATATGATGTTCATACAATATCTTTCCAGAAAACTAGTTCCCATTTACCATCTGTATGCTCAACTAGTGCAGAACAACTTTCGACCCAATCACCGTCATTCATATAGACAACACCATCAATGTCTTTGATCTCTGGAGTATGTATATGTCCGCAGATTACTCCGTCGTATCCTTTTCTTTTGCAATATAGGGCGAGATTCGTTTCGAATTTGAAGATAAAGTCGATTGCTCTTTTGACCCTATGTTTAAGATACTTAGAAAGACTCCAATAACCCATACCGAAACGATGACGCAAACGATTAAGAGCAGTATTGAAACTAAGGATAACATCGTATGCTTTATCTCCTAAAAAAGAAAGCCATGGCGCAAGTCTTGTGATTCCATCAAATAAATCTCCATGAGTAACTAAGTAGTGCTTACCATTAACGCCAATATGTTCAAACTGATTGTAAATTTCAATATTACCAAAAGTAAATCCATATGGCAACATTGGTCTTAAAAACTCATCATGATTTCCAGCAATGTAAATGACTCTTGTGCCTCGCTTTGCGTGACCTAGAATTCTTCTTACAACATTTGTATGACTTTGTTTCCATCGCCATTTGTTTTGTTGTATTTTCCACCCATCAATTATATCACCTATAAGATAAAGCGTTTCGCATTGATTGTTCTTTAAAAAATTATTAAGAAGTTCCGCTTTACAATCTTTAGTTCCTAAATGCACATCACTAATGAATATGCTTTTGTAATACATTTATGCCGCTTTTCCCCATACATCGTCCCACTTACCTGTCAATGCACCTTTAGCATAGTCTGTTGCACGGTTCTCAAAGAAATTTGTGTGCGTTGGTGCATTGATCATTTCTTCTACCCATGGTAGTGGATTCTTTTTGACTTTGAAGATTCCTTTCATTCCCATGCTGATCAATCTACGATCTGCGATGTAACGAATATATTGCTTGACTTCTTCAACTGTTAATCCTTGAATAGCACCAGAAGCAAAAGAAAGATCAATAAACTTATCTTCTAGTTCAACCATTCGTGTCGCAATAGTATATATCTTGCTCTTAAGATCGTCATTCCAAATTTCTCTGTTCTCTTCTATGTACTTTCTGAACAACTGAATCATGCCTTCACAATGTTGTGTCTCGTCTACAATAGACCAAGTAACGATCTGTCCCATACCCTTCATCTTGCCATGGCGTGGGAAGTTCAGTAGCATTATAAATGACGAAAATAACTGCATGCCTTCTGTAAAAGCACTAAAGGCAGCAATATGGGCAGCAGTAGACTCAGGAGTACCGTTTTTTGAAGATAGATCAAGAATGTATTCATGCTTCTCTCTCATTTCCGTATATTCTAGAAACTCTGAATATGTTGATTCCGGCATACCAAGAGTTTCTATAAGGTGTGAATATGCCGCAATGTGCAAGGCCTCTCTTGCCGCAAAACCAAGAAGCATCATACGAACTTCTGGTTGTGCAAAATAAGGTAGATAGTTCTTGACATAACCACCAGCAACATCAATGTCACCTTGTGTAAAGAAACGAAAGATATTCGTGAGAAACTTTTTCTCTGGTTCAGATAATTTCTTTTTCCAATCTTTTACATCTTCTGCCATTGGAACTTCGGTGTGTAACCAATGACTCTGTTCATGTTTAAGCCACGCATCATAAGCCCAAGGATAATGGAATGGTTTGAATGCTTCTCTACTGTCCGTTAGTTTTTGTTTTACTTTTCCAATCATTGAACTTCTCCTTAAATTCTTCGTAATCGTTTTCGTTATCGCTTTGTAGATAAATCTTTTTATTCGGGTAATGCTTTATGAAGTGCTGAACTACTTCATCCATATTCTTGCCTTGTGTGATGAATGTATTATCCATCTTATTCCAAACATACAACTGATTTCCAATCAACTCTGCACGACACATGATGATTTCTTGTTTCTCTGGAAATTCGTCAGGATCTATTGTATCATTCTGTAAATCTTTTCCAGAATTTCTTAGCATCTTGTATGTTATGTAGATCGATATGAATGTAATAATTATATCGAATAAATTCATGATCATCCTTCGCAGGCTAAACATGTGTCTCCTTCGACAATCGCTTTCATATCTATCTCTTGAATAGCCTGCCTCTCAATGCGTTTTGAAACTTTGTCTGCTTTACCAATCTTCTCAGAGCGGCAATAATAAAGTGTCTTAAGGCCCATCTTCCAAGCCATGAAATGAACTGCATGTAGATACTTTATATTAACATCTGGTCGAAAGAAGAGGTTAACGGATTGCGCTTGGTCAATGTAACTCTGTCTGTCAGATGCGTGTTCCACAATCCATCGCTGGTCAATTTCCATACTCGTCTTAAATACATCCTTGGTCCACTCGTCGAGGAACTCAAGGTGTTGAACGGATCCATCGTTCGCAATGATACTTGACCAGACTTCAGCATAGTCGAGTTTTGTGTCGCCATCACACTTCTCCTTAATTATTTTGTCGAGATATTTGTTTTTATTTAATGATGAACCAGACAATGTATCTTGTCTATATGCGTTTGCACGGAAAGGTTCAATGCTAGGACTTGTGTTACCCATGATGATTGAACTACTTGCATTTGGTGCGATTGCCATTACATGCGAGAATCGTTTGCCTGTTCCTTTGGCATCAGGTGCTTCACCTCGCTCTTTACCAAGTGCAAGGTTGGCTTTGTCGAGACCTTCTCTGATGTGCTTGAAGATTTGTAGGTTTCTAGATTTAGCAATTGCGGATTCAAAAGCGACATTATTTCTCTGTAAGTAAGCATGGAAACCAAGAGCGCCAATACCGATAGAACGCTCACGGCTAGCAGAATACTTGGCTCTAGAAACATTATCAGGAGCGTTATCAATAAAGTACTGCAATACATTATCAAGCATCTCTGCCACATCTTTGAGAAATAGTTTGTCGTTTTTCCAGTCATCATAATACTCCAGATTTAAAGAAGATAAGCAACAGACGGCAGTTCTATTCTTGTCTGTTGGTAAAATGATTTCACTACACAAATTAGATTGCTTGATACTTAGACCAAGTTTCTTTTGAAACTCAGGCATCATGCGATTGCTTGTGTCGATGAAATGAATATATGGTTCTCCAGTCTGCATACGAATGTCTAGTATTCTCTGCCACAATTCTTTTGCAGATACGATCTCACGAACTTCTCCGGTGTGAGGATCTTTTAATTCCCAACCATCATTTGCATGTGGATCTTTCATACAGTTTTCAATCAACTGCATGAAGTCATCTGTGATGTTTACTCCATGATGCAGATTTAATGTTCTTAGATTTGGGTCGCCAGTTGGCTTACGCATCTCTAAAAATAAAAGTATATCTGGGTGAGAAATATCAAGATATGTAGCATAACTACCCCTACGAGTCCTACCTTGTCGATAAGCGAGAGATGATGCGTCATATGTGCGAAGGTGGGGCATGACTCCAACACTCTTATCATCCGATGAACGAATTCCGATACCAATTCCAACACCTCCTCCTAACATTGAAAGCCAATTTACCTCTGAAAGGGTATTAACAAGACCTTCCGCAGAATCATCAAGATATGGCAGAAAACATGAAATAGGAAGACCACGCTTACTCCTACCGAAAGATAAGATAGGAGTAGAGTAAGATAGCCAATGCTTACTACTGTACTCATAAAGGCGTTGAGCATGATCTTTATTTGTTCCAAATTTGCTCGAAACATAAGCGAATCTCTCTTGTGGGGATGCTTCATCTTCTCTCATGTAACTTTCTTGTAATCGTTTAATTCCTAGTTCGTCAAATAATTCATCTCGACTATAATTTATTTTAATTCCGTGTACAATGCCTGGTGTCATTTATTAAACCTCAATTGTTTTTATTATAGGAAAAATCTTACTTATTACTTCAGCACATGTCAAAGCGACTTCTATATGTTCTTTTTGTGTTCCGTTACTACTTCTAAGTTCAATGTAATGCACCCATGATCTAAGTGTTCCATTTACATACAATCGTGATACTGTGTTGCCTTCTGGTAGTACTGCTCTTGCTTGTTCCTTTGCGATTCCATTTTGTACTGCCCAATTATATGCAGTTTTTGCCGCATCAATAACATGTTGCTGATGACGATACCATTCTTTCTGTAAAGATTCATCGTCTGTTGCTATACTGTTTTGTCTATTCTTGGTGTCCTGAAGGCGTGCTTCTCTACATACGAAATCCAAATCTTGCGTTGGATCGGCGTAGCGTTGGCTAAATTCTTGAAATGAGAATGATCTGTGTCTGAGTAATTGTCTTGCAATGTCTCTTGTGGTTTCGACTTCGAGGCATGCGGAGACCATTTCAAGCGGCGACCAATGTTTGTTTTTGACGAGATATCGGATAAGTTTTTCCGAAGTCTCTGTATTGAGTTGATTGCTGGGATTAGATACTCTGGCACAATACGCAACCAAGTCTTGTGCGGAAGAAAGTAATTCAATATCATTTTCGCTCTCTTTATCTATCTGTGAATAACTTATCAGTCTGACTTTCATACCATTCTCCAATTGTTAAACTCAAGCATTGCCTTCAGCCCGCTAAAGGTATTTTTATTTATTAGAAATAAAATTTCACCTGGTGTTGTTCCCGACATTATCATTTCGTTGATATCCTTTTCTTTTATATTTTTTGGCCATATACAGACATTTGCATTTAATTCTATTGCCTTCTTAATCTCACGAACAATCTCTTTGTTTCTAGGTTCATTGTCGTAGATTAGACATGCATTTTGATATTCTTTAAGTGCAACCACTAGATTTGAACTGCCGACTGCAATTGCGTTTGGAAGAAACAAACTATCAATTGGACCTTCAGTTACATAAACAGGTTGCTCCTTATCTATAAGGTGTTCGTTATATAACATCGGAGAATCTTCTTTAATCCGAATTACTATGTATCTTTGCTTCTCACCTCTCAAAGCACGACAAGAAAACCCAACCAATTCATTTTCTGCATTGTAAAATGGCAAAACAAGTCTAGGTTCATTCGTCACTAACTTGTCTGCATAATCTGGCGCAAAAGCCTTCATAGTCGATATATCTTCTACATAAAAGAGTAGATCGAATTTTTCTTTTGGTATTTTTCTATTTTTTGCGTAGACTACTGCTTCATGACTATCATTCAATTCTTTGAGAGGAACAAGTAATCCTTTAAAATTTTCATGCTTATTTGTCGCAAAGCGAACTGGCTTGAACACAAATCCATGATCTTTGTGAGGCTTTCTGCCAGTATCTCCTTCTTTGTATCTATCTAAACAATATTCTTTATAAAGCGTTGGATCAAGGGTTTTGATTAAAGATCCAAGAGACATACTTACTGCACAATTATGGCATTTGTAGAACATGCCACCTTTCTTTGCAAAGACATAACCTCGTGCTTTGTTTCTATTCGTTTGACTATCTCCGCAGACTGGACACCTAAAGTTATAGATGTTGTCTCCTTTTTTAGAGAACTTTTCCAATCTTACAGAGAGTGTGCCAAGATACTTTTGATCAATCCAAATACTCATAATAATCCAATAAAAAATGTCTGATAGACTTACATTCTATCAGACATGTGTAGTTAAATCAAGCAAAAAGTGCTAGAAGTGCTTCTATTTTAATGTTGGATATTATCCACGCCAAAACGATCACACCTCCAGCAACCATCCATTTCCATTGAAAAATCTTCTTTAAATCTTCGTCTTCTTTTTTGTTATGTTCATCTATGGTAGAACGAAGAGACTTGATCTCGTCCATGATTCTGCGTTCAGTTAATTCTAACTTATCTGTCATGTTCCTGTCAACAGTTGTGATGCGAGAATGCAATTCTTTTATGTCTTGAACGGTATCGTCTTTTTTCTTGTTCATGTCTTCGTAGATTTGATTTACCATACGGTCGTGATTATGCACTAGTTTTTCTATGATCGTATCCATCTTTTCGCAAAGATGAGTAATATTGGAAATCTGAGTTTTTAAGACTTCCACATCAACTTTTAAATCTACCACTGGATCATTCATATTATTTTGTTGGTACTTTTGTGCCATCTAATTTTTTATGGATTTTAACTTCTTTACAATCTTGTACTGGCTTGCCATCTTTACCAGTTACTACCTTACCATCTTTTGTAAGTTTGTCCATACAAACTTTTTTAGTCTCAGCAGGCTTCTCTGCATAAGAAACTGTTCCGAATACAAGTGCTAGTGATACAAATACTGATTGAATTAATTGTTTCATTTGTCTTCCTTTCGTGCAAATTTTTCTGATGCAGTTAAACCTAGACCTGCAATTGCGATATACATCATACCTTCAAAAAGAACTGCGTCAATCTTTAAACCCCAAAACAAATTAGCGATGAATGCTATCCCACACAATACAAAAGCAAGAAATGTGACAACCCTCTTACTGCTCAGATTTTCGTCGATTCCGTCTGATAGCATTCCTCGTATGATGTTCATTTAAATCTCTGGCTGTGGTGGTTGTGCTGGAGCAGGCTTGCCACCAAATCCAACTAAGACTTCTCCGCTTGGAGTAGGTTCATCGTCTTTTACTCTGAACTTTGGTTCTACTCTTGGTGTTGGAGTTGGTGTTGATGGTGGAGGTGTATATGGCTTATTTGCTGCCTCCATTGCTTTCATTCGCATGTCTTTGTCATTGCCAGCAAGCATAATGCCAGATAGTGTGCCAGTTAAGAATGTAGCAATTGGTATAATCAATTCAAAGAACTTGTTGTCTACTGGACTGATTCCGTTCATTGGTTGTGTCACAAAAATCAAACTGTAAAGCACAACAACGACAATGAAAAACAATGTTAGTCCTAGAATAACTCCAATAAAGAACTTTAGACGAACCATCAATTCGTCTTCAGTATATCTTGGTCCTACAAAAAAATCTTTAATCATTTGCATTCTCCTTTAGATGAAACTTGTTTTATATTTTCTTTTTCATAGTGACTTAAATCTTCAGGACAAGTTCCGTTCGCACTACAAAAAGGCTTTTTGCACTCTTCCTTACTCCAATTGTTTGGGTCTTGACAAGGATATCTGTAATTGTCTGAACATGCCGTCAGAAACAAAGGCAGTAGAATAATTGCTAGATATTTCATTAGTGCGCTCCCAATACATGAAGTGCATGTTCGTAATGCTTGATGCGATCATCTAGACCAATCGTTCCACCATTAATTCGTTTTGTAAGAGTTACAATGTCACCTTTGTCTGCCCATTGATTTAACTTGTTTGTTTCCCAGAACCAACATGCGGACTGTGCGGCACCTTCAAATGTCATAACATATTCAGATGCCTCTTCTGGTGTAATTTCTAGTGATGCGGCAAACCAACGATAGTTCTCTCTACCAGTAAGTTGTATTAGTCCACGACCACGAAATCTAAATCCATCTCCAGACTCTTCTGGTCCATTGCCCATACGATTAGCATAGACACGATTGGCAATTGCTTCTTGTTTATTTGGTCTGCTTGCGTACTCTTGTGCAAGAGCATCTGTTGGAAAATACTTTGGAAATATCTTACGAAGAGTTTGCCAACGATAATTTAGATTCTCTTGAAGTACACGAAAGTTTGCGGACTCATGGGCGCATTGTGCAATGAATGCAGCCATTCTTTTTGGTGTGTTTATTTCGTAGTCTGGAAATAATTGAATTAAAGCATTGTGCCATTGTGGAATATATGGATTCCCAGACAACAATTCTTTTAGTTGTTCTTGTGTAATCAGCATGTAACATCTCCCTATTTTAATTCAAATGCTTTTTTCTGAGCATTGTACCATTCTATCCAAGACTCATTTTTCAAATCACATTCATGGTAGAGAGTATAGTTCTCTGTAACTGACTTAATCACCTCACTTAAGACTGGATCTTTTCTGTCTATCTTCTTTAACTCTGTACAAGGTTTCATGAGTGTTTCTGGTGCTTGTGGAAATTTTCTTTCTACAGGAACCGCCACACAACCCGTAAGTAACAAAACAAATGCGGCAGCCAATATTTTCATTTTGGATTCTCTGCCGCATTATTTATAATTGTGACTACTTCTTTAGGTATCTCACACTTCGAATCGTACTTAACGATTTCTCTATCTATGTATTTAACAATCTCGTCTGCTTTTTCACGAATGACTTGTGTTTTGACTACAACTTTTTCTACAATTCTTACATTCTCTTCTGCCGCTTTTGCTTCTGCTGCCGCAACTTTTGCTTCCATCTCAAGTACTCTTGCACGCCATGCTTCTTCATTTGAGATTGCTCCAGACATGTAAGTACCAATCACTATACAGACTACAGATACAATCTGAATTACAGTCTTGTGAACATACAATCCAGGTATGGGCAAGAATCTCATGAGATATGTTGCCGCAAAGCCTAGCAAACCCACAACAAGTATTCCGTAGAATATCCAGTCAGGAAGCCATTGCAAAATCCACACGACTACACCTTAAGTTTCTGATTGCTTGTCATGAAATTCTTTTTTCTCATGACGGTCTTTGCAACCAAATCTAATTCCTCTTTATTCTTGTCCCACTTCAAAACGAAAGGCATATTCACATCGGATGCCATATCTGCAATGACTGCTTCGGCATCTGGACCTAACTTAGGAATCTTTTTTCCGTGTGTATAATATGTTTTACGAAAGAGTGCAGTCAATTCATCTGTTGTAATGTCTTTTTTATTTCTTTCATCGTTTACACGATCAAGAAAATGTTTTGTAAATTCTATGTCTACTCCTACTGCTTTGAACAACTTGTCTGCATAATCTTCAATCTTTTTTAAATCTGATTGACTGATCTCTTCAGTCAACTCTAAGTGTTCTTTGAAAGTATTT